CAAAATACGTTTCCAAACTCAATGAGCGTGTCCTTAGTTAAATTGCGTGAAGCAATCTCGAGTCAGCTAAGGTCGCGTTTCCTTGAATTTCGAAGACAGGTTGAAACCGTTCGTGATATTTCACGAAGCGGCCGCGATAATGTCAGGAGAGAAGTAGGTAACGAGCAGTGGGCTCGATTAACCAAGTGCGTAGATATTGTTACAGGATGGATAAAGAACATGTCTGATGACGAGCGCAAAGCTCTGGATTCTTACGTGTTCTCTGTGCTCGAAAGTTGGTGTGCATATGATTTGTCCGAGACTAACATACACACTGACCCTACTAGATCTTACATAATCAGAGGTAAGGATGGGGATTTTAAACCTAGGCAACCCGCTGCGATATTGACACTAGCTGGCAAGGAACTATTGTTTAAGAAGAAGATTTTGACAAAAGAGAACTACGTAAATCCCTATTTGACGAATTTACCAGTGGACTTCTATATAGTAGAGCCTGGAAAGACCATTGGAATCAAGCGTGGAGGTAAGCATGATGACGTACTGCTAACTCTTACTCCAACTCGTCAAAACATTCTGGGTAGTATTGATCGACCAGTAGATGAGCAGACCCAAGAGGCCCATGTCTCATTAACTGCTTCTTACGCAGATTTCTACATCAAGACTAGTCGTAAAAGCACTTCATCGTCTATCATAGATATGTATCTCACGAGATGCTTAGCTATCAATGAGCTAACGAACGAAGGAAAGAATGGTGAGTTAAAGAAGTATGGTTGCTATCCATTGATAAGTGGTCTAGTCTACCTCGCATGTGAATGGGCTGGTCAGTCTTGTAGATCTAAGCTCAAGGCAGGAAAGCAGCCAGATATCTCTGGGTTGTTGAGTGCTTGGGTCACTGGAGATAAAGGCTTTTCTATTCCACAGTGGCTACATAAGTGGAGGAGTCCTGAAAACTACAAGGGTCATTATAATTATGTGACCGCCTCTGATGTTGGTTACGCTGAAAAGGCCTATCCAGGTGTTGCGTTTAAGAGTAAAGAGGTACTATACAAGGCTTCTGTCCGATCAGAAGAGGACAGGAATAAGCGTCTTGTTGTCGCTGAGACTAGATGCCCTTTTGTAGAAAGGTCAGGAGCGAATGAAGTCTTATTACAGGATGCAGCTACTAGCACCGGAGCGTATTCGCGCTTCTTTGGATGTTACTCGACTGCTACATATGACATGGGTACGAGTGATCTTGCTGGATTTCATGAGTTCTACCATGGTGTATTAACTTATGCAGGTAAGCACATGGATGCTAATGGTCGTGCTATGGATAAAACTACTATAGACATGTCACGTCTGTTGTTATCTAATGTACAGGCTATGGTACCAGTTGATCAAGTGTTCGTTCAAGATAATCCAGTTCCTGCTGATGCCGAATTCACTAGTTTACATTTAGAGGATGGTATTAGTAGGGTGTCATTGGCTGATAAGCATAAGTTAGAGCTGACCGCTGGACCTGATGACATTGCCAAACTAATAGCCAAGAAGGTTCCTGATCTAGAGAAGGGATTACTAGCTATTTATGACAACTGGTATGGGTCAACGCAGGAGAAAAGATTATCTAATGAAATTTCAGTATTTAATCCTAATTTACTTCGTGTCTCTGGACTACTTCTGAGGGCTTCAATCGTATGTGGTTTCGTACAAAGTGATTCTGCAATCAATAGTACTAAAGGTGACTTAGAAAGATTAGCTACTCAAGGTTTAGATTCTCATAAGCCTAAGACAATCTTTGATAGATACCTGGTTAATGAACTTACTGAATCTCTCAAGTATGTTAACCCTCCATCTCGCGATGACATGATAGAATTCAGTAGACTGTTGACTAAGTCAGCGTCGCTTGGTGGAGATGCCTTGAAAGTTAAGACTACAGAGGGTGCCATACTTGATGGTGGTTCCGTGGTTCCACGTACAGCCAAGCTTGGTGATAAGCGTGGTCTTCCAGTAGTGATGCCTATCATATTAGATGAGCTAGAGGGTTTATCTAGTAAGGCTGGATCATTTCTAACCCGTCAGGCGACTAAAGCTCATCCTTTTGATATGGCTACTAGGGCTGTACCAGGTAGGCAGCGTAGAAATGCATATAACGTAGCTATAGGACAGCAGATGTTATTGTACCCAGTGTATGAGTCAATTAAGAAGCATCAGCGACATGATAGGGCGTATCTTCTAGCTCATAACACTGGTATTCCTATGATGGATTTCATGGATCATATTAACCTATCCATAGTACTGGCACATCACCCAAATGCTGTATGTGTCGATATTGATTTTAGTACTATGGATGAGCATTGTGGTCCTGCGGTCTGGCGATGTTGGATAAAGGCTGTTAAAGCATGCACTTTCCTAACCTCTGATTACATACGAGAGTTAACTGGAAAGGAATATGCTGACGTGCTAATTGATATCTTTGAATCATGGTGTGATCAGTACTTTGTCTACAAGCCAGAAGGTACTATGTACCAGCTGCTACAGGCCACATTCATGGTTTCCGGAGCAATTATCACTGCTAATGGAAATACCGCTTTCACTGCAGCCATGCTTAAGATGATCACTACAGAATTAGAAATCAAGCCTCTAGGCATTGGAATGTGGGGTGACGATATGTATTTGGCCCTACCGTTACCTGCTGGCATGTCTGATATTGACGCATTTCATTTCTTATCTCAGTTTGATGAATTTGGAGAGGAGTGTGGACAGAAGATTGAAGCTATGGGTAACTATGCAGGTAGAAGACCAGTATTCATTCTACAAACATGTTACTTCGCTGGCTACATGTTCAATCGTCCTACGCCAGTAGATTCTGAATATCCAGTGAGTAACAAGAATCCAGCGGATATTTCTTCAATCATTGATAAGGATATGACTCTGGTACGAAGAGGTTTGAATGCTGATGCTGCTAATGTTCTACTGATTCAAGATGTAGTGATAGGTTTAACTGACAGCGTGTTTGGATATCAACTTCAATTTACTTTGGAGGATGTGCTTTTCCCTGGAGGTAGTACAGCTGTCATTCCTATTGGAGTACCTAAGTCATCCAGTAAGCTGTACCAGATACTGATATTTAATGATATGTACCCAGATGAAGAGGTGTTAATAGGACCTAAACCCGTTCCAGAGGCTCCTGTAGAAGTAGGTCGTAGAGTAATGCATTCTAATCCTCCTTGTACAGTACGTGTTGGAGGTGTGGACATTTCTTATGCTAATGTGTCAAGTGCTATTAACGCAGGTATGAAAACAGTGCTAGATCCACTTCGTATAATACGTGATAAGAGTGGAAAGGCGATAATTCCTTCTACCTTAGAGAGAGCTTATTCTAATAAGATACCTGATCCTTCTCAGCGTCGTGAATTCTTTGAATCTGTGTCTTATCTGAATAGCGTTAATAACGCTATAGCGGATGGTCTAGGAGATAAGCTACAATCTGGGGATCTCAAGAATAAGTTTAAACAGGATACATTAGAAAGAAGTGGTCACATTGAGATGCGTCGTGG